AATCTCCGGCACCGGCAATTCCGGAAGCTCCCCAACGCGGCATGAACGTCCGAACCAGGCTGGTAAATTTCCGCGTCACAGATGAAGAGTACGAGCAGCTCCAGCAAGCTGCGGCTCGGTGCGGCGCGCGATCCCTTTCCGACTATGCCCGCCAGACGTTGCTCGAGGACGATCTGGGGCGACGGGTGGCCGTCATCGAGGCGGTGCTCGTTCGCTCGGGCCTTATGGGCCGCGCCGACCTCGAAGAAACATCGGCATGAACCGGCGCCAACGAAGGGCAGCGGCAGCAGCGGCACGTGCGGGAATTCCGGTGGTCGAACTCATTCCCGTCTTCGGCCCCGACGATCGGCCGGTGGGGCTGATCAAACCGGCAGAGATCAGGTGGTACGAGACGGCGCCCAATGCCAAGCTGGTGCGCCGGCGGAAGGACAACCTGGTGGTGCGGATCAACCTCCGCAGCCTTGCCGATAACCGGCATGAGCATGGCCACCGCGGCGATCCGCGGAAGTATTCCCACGATCACGAGACCCGCGAGAATCCGCCTCGGGTCTGGACAATGCGCCGGCTGGGTTCATCTGACCCATCTGGTGAGGCATTCGTGGCAAGGATTTTCCGGGCATCGGTCCTGGACAACCTGAAGCAGGAGGCAGCTTGACCACAGAAATATGGGATAAGACCCGCAAATTGCGGAAGCGTCCCGCGAGCGTCGCCCGCAAGCAATGGGCGGCGTTCAAGCAGTTCACCGCGAAGCAGCGGGCGGCCGCGGAGAAGGCCGCTTGATCCATCATCCGGATGTTTCTCATCCGTGGCGACAATGGTCGGAGGAGCAGCGGCTACACGTAGTCGTAGCCTATAACAATCCGTTCCGCTGGCAGACCAGGCGGAAAATGATGAACGACTTCCGCCGGCACATGGCCAGCCAGGCGAATGTCGTCCTTCACGTTGTGGAACTGGCTTACGGCGATCGGCCCTTCGAGGTCACCGGCAACCATGCGGACGATATCCAGTTCCGCACCAATGCCGAGCTGTGGCACAAAGAGAACCTGCTGAACCTGGGCATTGCGCGCCTGCCGCACGACTGGAAATACGCGGCCTATATCGACGCGGATTTGCACTTCACCAGGCATGACTGGGCACTGGAAACCATCCATCAGCTCCAGCATTACGATTGGCTGCAACTCTTCAGCTCGTATTCGGCCTTATCGAGCGAGCATCGGCCGCACAAGCTGAGTCCGTCGTTCGCATACGGATTCGAGAAGCAGCGGAGGGGCTGGAAGCCTCCGAAGCACGTGAGCGGCTCCAAGTACGGGTCGGGGTGGCTCGGCGCAACTGGCGGGGCCTGGGCCTTCACCAGAGAGGCATTGAACGCGACCGGCGGACTCCTGGACGTCGCAATCCTGGGAAGCGGCGATTGGCATATGTCATATGGCCTGGCCGGTGAGGCGGACCCATCGCTGAAACAATACCGGCAGGACTGCCCGCATTACGTTCGCGTCATCGAGCAGTGGCAGTCGCACGCCGCGAAGCTCCGGCAGAACTTCGGGTATCTCGAGAATCATGCCGTTCACTTTTGGCACGGCGACTACTCCAAGCGGTTCTACGGCGAGCGGCCGCAGATCCTGATCCGGAACGGCTACGACCCGCTCACCGACATTACCCGCGACTGGCACGGCGTCTTGAAACTGAATGGCAACAAGCCGGCGTTGAGGCAGGACATCCGGATGTATTTCCAGAGCCGCGTTGAGGACGACCCGAACCTGGCCAATCCGAACGGCCATCTCGTATAAGAAGAGCCTGGGCATGATCCCGTTTTTCATCCTTCCCGCCGCGCTCGGTATCGGAGCTTTGATCGGCCTGATCGCCGCAGTATTACTGCTCTTCAAGAGCCGCTAAGGCATTCATTTTTAATCTTCTAAAGGTTCGCAGGGGGTTCCTCCGCCTCCCCGATTCCAGGCCCGCCGCGGGCCTGGGCGATGAAACCGCGGCAATAAGATTCGCCCGGGGAAGTTGCCCTTCTCTTTCCCGTTTCCGAGGCTCGCCGCGGGCCTGGCGAAGACCGCGGCAAAATTCCCCCCAATGGACTCGATGACCAAGCTCGCCGCGATCACATGCGCCGGTGCCACCGACGTGAATGACGAGCTGACCATCGTCCTGATGGCCGCCGAAGCGGCGCTGAAGCAGACCGAGCCTGGCACCCCGCTGCGCCTGCTCTTATATGAAATTGAAGCGGCCGGAAATCGGGCAGCGATTGCAGCAGGCTGGACGTTAATCGGGGCAGAGAAGGCCGGCGCCAGACCAGCCTTAGCTTCAGTAGAAAAGGTGTGTGAGCTGTGAACGCCAAAGTCCTCCCGATCCTTACCGTCCCGGAACGTTTAGCGCGACTCGAGGAGCGCTCGGAGTCCCACGAGGAGACCCTGAAGGAAGTGAAGGAGTGGCAGAAGCGGGCGACCTACGGACTGATCGCGATCTTGATGGCCGTAATCGCGAACCTGCTGGGCCTCCACCGGTGATCTGCCGCTGCGGCGTCTGCATCTGGTGCCAGTCCATGCGGCTTGCCTTCGAAGCCCAGCATAAAGGCCGGGGCAAACGGAGACCGGTCGTCACCGATCGCTGCACCTGCCAACAGGACGCCAAGCAACGCCAATGCGACTACTGCTGGAACGAGATCTTCGAACGGAATCACGGGGAAGCAGCCAGGGCGTATTACGCGGACCGGGTGATGAGTCCGCAGTCGACGCTCTCGGGCGCGATGGGGATCGATGTGGCTGGTGTGGGAGAGGGCCTGCGGCGACATTCCCGGCAGGACGCATTCCGGCAGCGGATGACGGACGAGACGAAGGCGGCGATTGCGGAGCGCGAAGGGCGCGACTGATCGCGCGCTGGCGAAATTACGGAGACGGCGAGTGAACGAGGAATCCAGCATCCGGGTGTTCCCCGGCGAGGGCGAATACGGCGACGAGATCGCCCTGGTGCTGACGGGCGCGTCGATCGTGGACTTCCAAGGCGAGCTGACGCCGGCGTGCTCGCTGACGAGAGACCAGGCGCGCGACCTGGCGATCGCGCTCGGGAACGCGGCGAATCGGTAAATGAGCGCGGTTTCGAAAAAGAGAGCGTTCCTCGAGGCGTTCAAGGCCTCGGCGGGATCCATCACGAAAGCCGCGGCCGCCGTCGGCATCGACCGCTCGATGCACTACCAGTGGCTCGAGAAGGACGCCGACTACCAGAAGCTGTTCGAACAGACGAAGCGCGAAGCCGGCCAGGCGATCGAGGATGAGGCGATCCGGCGGGCCGTCCAAGGCGTGGAGCGGCCGCTGGTGCACCGCGGGCGCATTGTCGAGGTGCCGGTGCTGGACGAGCTGGGCAATCCGGTCTTCGATGAGGAGCCAATTGTCGACGCCGGCGGACTGCCGGTCTATGACGACGAAGGCCAGCCCAGGGTGGCGCGCAAGCAGCGCTACAAGCCGCTGATGATGCGGGAGTACTCCGACAGCCTGATGCAGACCCTGATGCGCGGCTGGATGCCCGAGAAGTACGGCCGCTCCGAGATCACCGGGCCCGACGGCGGGCCGTTGGTGGCCGATGTGACGGTGCGGTTCGTAAAACCCAGTGGAAGCTGATTTTCCGGAAAAGCTGCAGTTCCTATTCGAGCCGGCGCGTTTCAAGATTGCCTACGGCGGCCGCGGATCGGGCAAGAGCTGGGGCATCGCGCGGGCACTGCTGATCATCAGCGTGCACCCGGAGATTCTCTGGCCTGGCTGCACCACCGGCCCGTTAATCCTCTGCGCTCGCGAGACGCAGAAGTCGATCGCGGACTCGGTCCACAAGCTGCTGTGCGATCAGATGAAGGCGCTCGGCCTGGAGTCCTTCTTCCAGGTGCAGAAGGCGGCGATTCGAAACCGCCGCGGCGGCGGATTCATTTTCGCCGGCTTGCATCACAACATCGACAACATCAAGTCGCTGGAAGGATGCCGGATCGTTTGGATCGAGGAAGGGCAGAGCGTCTCGAGGGCGAGCTGGGAAAAGCTGATCCCGACGGTGCGTTATCCGCAGTCAGAGATTTGGTGCGGCTTTAACCCGGAGCTGCTCGCCGACGAAACTTACCAGCGGTTCGTCGTTCACCCCTCGCCGCGGGCGAAGGTGGTGAAGATCAACTGGCGGGACAACCCGTGGTTCCCCGACGAGCTGCGCGCGGAGATGGAAGAGCTGAGACAGACGGACCCAGACGGGTACAACCACATCTGGGAAGGCTGCCCGAAGAGCGTGCTCGAGGGCGCGATCTATGCGCAGCAGCTCCGGGCCGCGGACGCGGAGCAGCGCATCACACGCGTGCCTTACGATCCGACGCTGCCGGTGCACACCTTCTGGGATCTTGGGATTGCAGATGCTACTAGCATCTGGTTCGCGCAAGTCGTCGGCTTCGAATTCCACCTGGTCGACTTCGTAGAAGGCACCGGGAAGAGCATCCAGGACTACTTGAAGCTGCTGCAGGCGCGGCCGTATATCTACGGCACCGACTGGCTGCCGCACGATGCGCGCGCGCGGGAGCTGGGCAGCGGCAAGTCGATCGAGGAATTGATGCGCAAGGCCGGCCGCCAGGTGCAGATCGTTCCGATGCTGAAGATCGCCGACGGCATCAACATCGCGCGCACGATCTTCTCGCAGTGCTGGTTCGATGAAGCGAAGTGCGCGGACGGCCTGCAGGCGCTTCGGCATTACCGCTTCGAAAAAGACGAAGAGACCGGCGTTCTCTCCACGAAGCCGGTGCACGACCAGTATTCGCACGCAGCCGATGCATTCCGCATGTTTGCGGTGGCAATCCGGCCGCCGGCCAAAGAGGAAAAGCAGGAGCACCGCTACGACGAAGAGTACTCCTGGATGGGCTAATGCAGAAACCTTTCGACCCCGATAAGATGACCCGCCACCAGCGCGACTGGCTCGAGTGCTTCGGCAACCAGTGGGCAATGTCTCCCAATCGCGTGGAGCCGATCACGGCTGACGAGAAGCAGGCGCTCGCCGACGCTCTCAATCCCTACCGACGGTAATCGATGTATCCCACTCCCGACGACAATAAGGCCGGCGGCCGCCGCGACGATGCCGAGTTTCTGCGCGAGGCGCGCGATCGCTTCGACTTCGGCCGGCAGGCAGACGCGGACGATCGCGACGAGGCGGAGAGCGACAACCGCTTTGCCAACGCGACCGAGAAGGACCTGAACCAGTGGGACGACGTCGCGAAACGCCAGCGGAAAAAGGCCAAGAGGCCGGTCCTGCAGTGGAACCGGATCCCGATTTACGTCCAGCAGTGCGCCAATGATGGCCGGCAGAACAAGCCGTCGATCCGCGTGGCCGCCGGCGACAGCGGGCAGCCGCACACCGCGGAATATTTCCAGGCGCGGATCCGGCACATCGAGTACGAGGCGAACGCTGACACGGCGAAGGACACCGCTCGCGACCAGCAAATCACCAGCGGCCGCGGCGCGCTGCGGGTGAGCACGGAATACATCCCCGGCACGTTCGACCAGCGGATCCTGATCGATCGCATCGAGAACCAGTTCTCGGTGGTCTGGGACCCGGCCTCGATGCGGTATGACCGCTCCGACGCCGACTGGTGCTTTTTAATCAGCCTGCTCTCGCAGGACGCGC